ACTTGCGGAGTTCCCCACTGTCAAACCTTACGCACGTGGGACAAAGGTCGGCACTGTCGCCACAACGTCAGTCACCGCAGATAGGTTCCTTCCAGACCCGAAAGTGGTGGCAATACGGGGCCGGAAATCCGGTGAAGGTCTGTCGCTGGCTATATCGCAGGGCATCGCAGTCAACCGCGAGCAGGACATTGAACTGCCGTTTGCTGATAGCGGCGGCAGGTCGGGCGTCAATTTCAAGCAAGGTTTTGCTGACACGCTCGCCGATGGGTTGTTCGATCTGACGCAGCCAGGTGGATCGCTGACTGAAACGCTCGGGTTGATGGGTCAAAACATTATGACGCTGACGGCTGCGGGCATATCGCAGAAGATGGCCGAAGGCATCATTGATGAGATTTGGGATAGCAAGGCAGGTACCGTGGCTCGCGGGTATGCGAGCGAGTTTAGCGGGGAAGTTCATAAGAGTTTCCAGCAAGGCGTCGGGAAAATAAAGATTGGCGAGGCCGCGAAAGCAGTCGGCTCAACCATGAAGTCAGGCGTTGAAGACGCGTTCGGCGTTCTGTCTTTGCCAGCCAATATAGTACCGGATTTCATCTTTCCCGACAGTAGCACATTCACCTCAATTGGCACCAGGGTTGGCGAGGGAGTCAACGCAGGGCTGTCAACATACGTCGCCCTGAATGGCTTCACGGCATTGACCGGCGTCAAAATCAGCGAGGTGACCGTCAGGTCGGTAGTGATAACCCAAGCCGCTCTTGGCTTATTTGGTTCTTCAGTCACTGAAGAGATTAGCGCGCTGTTTTCTGGCGAGGAAACAGGTCTTAGCAAGAGTCTCGGTGAGGGTATTGCCGGTGCAATTAGTGCTGGCATGATGGGTGCTGGCATCGGTTCCATGTTTGGACCCAACGGTACAATCGGTGGTGTCGTTGGCGGCATGTTCGGCAACACCATTGCCAAGAGTCTCAAACTATCTGGGCCGGTTGGCACAGCCTTGGGCGCATTGGCGGGCGGGTTCATCAGTTCGCTGCTCGGCCACGATGAAGTGCAGGAGCAGAAGGAAGCCAGTCAGGCGGCGCGCACATTCGCGGCAGTTATCAGCAGCCAGGGTGGACTTGATCCTTTGATGACCAATGCAGGTGGCCCTGGTGGCGTGCAGGATTTCCTTGCGGATAAAGGTTTCACCAACGTCGTAGGCAACATCGGTCACGAGTCAATCCGCGATATGCTGTTCCAGATGCTGGTTTCTCAAGGCAAAAGCGCAACCCAGGCTGCTGATATTATCCAAGATATCATGACAGGCCGAAACACGGGCAGCACCATCGACGAGGATGATATTCCTAAAAATGTCCAGCCCATCAACTTCGGACTCAACCCTCTTCTCGGCGACGACCCGCCGGGGGCGGGGAAGACTCTTGGACCAGGGGGGGTGGCCGACGATGACCTGCCTCCTTGGGTTAATCCTAACCTTGGCCGCGGCGAAGAGACCCCCACCGTAACACCATCAACAACGCCAACAACGGGACCGGGAGGCAATCAGATCAGCCTCTTAGCGCTTGTCATGGCTGTCCTTGATGGCACCAGCAGGTCGTTCCTCGAATCTCTCGGGATTAAGCAGGGCAGTCCCGTATTCAATAACGCGACTCATCTTGGTGTTGCGTTCGGCGATCATCCCGTGGCACGGGATTACATCGAATCCCAAGGTTGGGACATCGTCGCCGGAAAAGGCTTCGTTGGTCGCCTGTCGTCACCGACCACGATCCTGGCCGGCGAGGCAGGACCAGAGGATGTGATGATTGCCCCAACGCGCAACGGCGGCGGGTTCCTTGGCGGCGGCAGCGGGGCAGGTGGCACGACCAATCACTTTGCCATCACAGTGAACAGCCTTGACCCTCGCGGGATGCGCGAACTGGCGTCTGGCGAACTGGGCGACATCCTAATTCAACGCATCAAAGAATCGTCCGAGCGGGGCGATGAAGTGATGTTCAACGGCGGCGTTGTAACACCTCCCAGCGTGTAGGCTATGGCATTCCGAATCCTCTATGACGCAGCATCCGACGCCAGCAGCGGTGTGACAATCACAGCATCGTCAGAAGCCAAGGACGCCGACAACCTCGCGGCCAACATCGGTGGCAACACTGAGGAATGGCGCATCGGCAAGCCGTGGCGCACGACCGGTGACTCGTCTGAATGGGTTAAGTTCGATTTCGGGTCATCGCAAACCATCACATGCGCGGCGATCATGGCGCACAATCTGACCAGCGGGGCCAGTGTGACGCTCCAGGCGAACTCGTCTGATACGTGGGGCGCTCCCGGTTATAACCAAACGCTGACCGTCGCCACAGATAGCGATAGCAACGTGATCCCTCGGATTGTCTACTTCAAGACCGCAGGCGTGTTGTATCGGTATTGGCGACTGCTGATCCTCGACCCGACAAACCCAGACACATACATCCAGATCGGGCGCGTGGTGCTCGGCCAGGAATACGAAGCGACCCGCGATCTGTCGTCTGATTTGCGCGTTGAGCTGATCGACCCAAGCGAGGGCAGCAAGTCGCCAGGCGAGGTGCCTGTGCTCACGCAGAAGGCGCGTTTTCGGCGCATCCGCTCGTCGTTTCAGTTTGTCGGCCAAACCGAAACAGATAAGTGGGCGACCATCTTTGACCACCTGGGCAACTCGCGTGGCGCAATCATTTGTTGGGACACCGACCGACCGTCGAAGGATAGCGCGTATGTGTTCCTGGCGACGCCTATGAACCTCGCGCACCAACTGGTGTCGTATTACGACATCATGTCGCTGGTGTGGGAAGAGAAAACGCGATAGATGGCACTCGACCTAACAGGCGGCACCAGTGCCTTTCATGTGCTTATCGAGGTCGCATTGACTGGCGGCACGGTATATTACGCCGATCAGCACATGGTGCTCGACAACGGCACCGAATACGAAGGGCGCATCCAATCAATGAGCACCCTGCGTCGGTCTGCAGGGGCGTTGCTTGACCCCCGGTTCGGCAAGCCGTCACTTGAAATCACGCTGCAGGACGCCGACAGCGTCGTGCGCACGTCCACTGACAGCGAGGAATGGGGCAACAAGGCTGTCACCGTCAAGCTCGGCAACGGGACGACGGCGGCTGACTTCGACACGATATACACAGGCGTCGTGCGCTTCCCTGGGGGCGTGTCGTATTGGGATGACACCGTGCTGCGATTCAGCATCGACGATTTGCGGTCGAAGGATTCCAAAGTGCTGCCGGCGAATCGGTTTAATCCAGCGACATACGCCAACATGGAGTCAAAGCAAGCATACACGTCGATTCCGCTGGTGTATGGGGATTGGCGCACGACTGCAGGTGGCGGCGAAACGCTGCCGTGCTATCAGATCGACAGCACCGTATCGACAGGCGGCAAGTTTAAGATTGCCGACCATGCGCTCAAGGAAATAGAGGTCGTCTACCTCAACGGGGCAGACATCACCGGCAACTGCACCCTCGACGCTGCCAATGGCGAGTTTAGCATCACCAGCACCAGTTCATACAACTCGCTTACCGATGTTGTCACAGCGAACGTGCAGGGCGCCACAGACGACGGATTGACCAGCGGCACGCTACTGCAATCGCTGCCTGACATCCTCGACGACCTGCTGCAGACGCAGATGTCTATCGCAGCCGGTGCCATCGACGCTGCTGCGTTCGCTGCGTGGGAGAATGAACTATCAGCGGCTGAATACGGGCGGCGATGGATTGGCACGGAAATAAGCAGCGACGATCTGGTGCGCGATCTCCTCGTCGATGGCTTCGCTGATCTGACGGTCGCATCCGGCAAGTACACCCCGGTGTATCGTGCTGTGTCTGCGTCTACTGGTGCTGCCACGTTCGACGGTAGCGATATCCTCGAACGCTCCGACGCGACCAAGGATTTTAGCGTGCAGCGTGACCCCGAAAGGATATTCACCAACGAGGTGGTGGGCGACTACAGGTTTGCGCCCACAGAGTCGGCATTCAAGGTTACATACGCCAAGCGGGACAGCGCCAGCATTGCCAATCTGGGCACGACGAAGCGGCGCAGATTGGCAATGCGGTGGCTGTACGTGACAACGGGCGCTGAGACTCGCGTCAACCGCGAATCATATCTGTTTAGCACTGAGCCAGAAGTGATCACCATGTCGATGGCACCGGCTGCGATGACGATGTCGCCCACCGATCAATTCCTGCTGTCATACAGCAAATATGACAGCACGCCCATGCAGGTGCGACAGATAAGCGTCGACTTTCTACGGGCAAGGGCTTTAGCGGTCTGCTGGAACATGCTTCGGCTGACGCCAGGACGATGGACAGGCAGCAGCGCACCTGCATGGGGCAGTGCGACAGCATTGCAGAAACAGGAACAGGGATTTTTTACAGACGCAAACGGCAGAGCCAATACAGGTGATGCCAACTCAACGGGAAGCATTTGGTTCTAATTGGCCCAACGCAAAGAGACAGCATCGGCTGATGCAACGGAAGTGACCACGGTGATATCACTGGAAACGCGCCCCAGGCTGTTCGACCAGGTGTTCGACGTGGACGCCATCAACATCGACGACATAACGCCGTTTTCTGACGCACCGGCAGATGTACAGATGAACGTGCTGCAGACACGTGGTGCAGTGCTTGAGCTGCTATCGGCTCGAGCTGAAATGGAGCCACTGGCTGTCGTGCATGACGCCGATGCAGAGGAGGCCGAGAGGCAGGTAGATGTCAACGACCAACTGACCCCGGTGCAGCGCAAGCGCTCAGTGGCACAGGCGAAGCGGTCGAGGGTGCTGGCCGAGCGGTGCAGACAGAAGACACGACAGTACGAACTCGAAATCCTCGCGCACTTAGCGCGCCAGCAGTAGACACAGGAACTGGTAGGGTAGCCTAATGGCATGGACAGCATCACTTGACGTTTCAGTTGGCGACGCAACGAAGGAAACACATTACGACCAGTTGGTCGCAAACGTTGAGTATTTGCAGACGCTGTCGAATGTCGAGCACAATTTTCATGTGTCATCCGGGACCGGCTATCACACAGACATAACTGCCACGTCAGTAACCATAACTGGCGAGGCCACCGCCACTGGCTTCACCGGGACGCTGGACGGAATCCTCGGCTCGGGCGCAGCGGCGGCAGCGACGGTCACGACTCTGGCAGCGGGTGGTGACGTTACTGTTGCCAACGGCTACGGCATGGTCATCGGCCATACGGCGCAGGTGAGTGCCTCAGGTGTGCCGCCGGAACTTCAAGTTCTCGGGGCTGGTGGATACGGTGACGCGTACATATTGTCGGCTGGTTTTGCGGCTTCGGCTAATGGAGGCAGAATTGGGATTGGCAAGAGTCGCAATGCAACAGTTGGCTCTTTGACATATCCAAGCACAAGCGATCAACTCGGCCTTTTAGATTATCTCGGTGCTGATGAAAACGCTGGGCGGTTTGAGGCTGGGATACGTGTGGCAGGTTATGCTACCTCCACATGGACGGCCTCAAACCGCGAGAGTCACTATACCATATCCACGATTCCTAACGGCTCTCTAACTCTCACAGAAGCCCTCCGCATCGACTCGGCGCAGAAGATCTACAACAGGGTAGACAATACAGGCTTCCACACAGGCGCAAGCGAT